CTAATTGTTGGGATAAAATCACCTCAGTAAATTTATCACGATAATTAGGTGAAACACTAAAAATATTATCATCACCTGTAAACATACACCTCACGTGCTTATCGAACAACAACATTGAAGCGGGATCTTCATCATGAATGTCGGCCCAGGCGAATCGGAAAGCGAACATATTATACATATTATTACACCAAATAGTAAAAGGATGACCGGAAGGTAATGATGCATGCCATTCAAAATGATGACCATTGTAATAATGCTGGGAATTAACCAACTCCATCCATAAAATCCTACGAATGGATTCATTTTCAAAACCATCATTATACCACTTCTGAATAACAGTAAAAATACACCATAAAATGGAAGAATGTTCTGATGCATCAAAAGCTGAATAATCTCCTGCCCCGAAACTAGGTAATTTGGGGTCAGTCACTTCTGACAATTTCATGACAATTTCATGCCACTCAAAAGAATAAGGATTGACCCCAACAGCAGATTCATTTTTAATTCTACCTTTCATAAGCATTTTCATAAATTGGCCAAAATACATTCGAAATGCAACAGTATAATCACAAGGGACTACACAGAAGAATCTTGATGCACCAGCTTCGACCTTTTTAATCGGTCTGCGCTCATCCTTAAGTTGACCGACCCAAATCACTTTAGTTCTAATACCCTTACGGGCTTGATCGATAATATGATTTACTTTAATAGCAAATTCGGGATCGATATACCTCTCATCTTGCCTGTTCTTATGAATACAATCTTTCCCTTTATAATTTGGAATACATATATACGGATATCCAGGGGATGATTGCATGTTAAGTGATCTAAAATCTTCATCATAAGGATCGCCATAAACGGCATACTCCATTGACAAAACATCCCTGTTCTCATTAAAACCAGGACGAGATATTGTATCAAGAACGTGAGGAATTATAAACCATGCAGTTGTCCGATCAAACAAAGGTGGCACGGGATTATACTTCCGTATAGCATTCAGAGAAGGGTCCACAAGAACTCCATCAATAACACGTGGTTTTAAAAGAGCGGGTGCTGTTTTAGGTACAGTCACATTAATTCTTGATCGATGAATTTTCGACTTTCCAATATTGTGTTTATTATAAGGTGCCTCACCTATATAATCAAAATGATTATACGGGTCAAAGGATTGAGGAACAAGAACACTCACATCTTCAGACATAGGTGTTAATACATGGGGTAAGAAGAACTGAAGATAACGTTCGATATCCTCCTTAAATATAGGAGAAGAATAGCCTATGTGATGTGAACCAGCAACGTGAATCCCAGCAAGTTTACCTTTAGGAATTTTAGAATTCTTAAGCATAAGTAACCCACCACAATCTCCTGAAACACAACCTACGGAATAAACTAAACCATTTTTAAGGGCAGTCTCACCAAAATCTTTTATAGGTATATTCTCCTGATAATAACACGATGTATTTGTTCTATCAACCTCGCCTGTACGAGTCTTATATAACGTTGCAGGCATATATTTAGCACGCTCATAGGACTCCTTATTAATAATAAAATCCGTAATATCTCGATGTGAATCCATATTTATAGGAAATTCAATGAGACATATATCTGACTCAGCATAATTATGTATTACATCACAAATAATTGACTTATCGCCATCAGAGAAAGAATTGAAAATACGTGTTTCTTCACCATGATCAGAGTTTGATCCCGCCATAGCTATACGTTTCATACCTTCAAGTAGGAACGTAATAGGATACGTACGTACCATATTGCCACCTCTATTTCCGAAACGCTCTAATCTAACCCTCAATTTAGTAAAATCACTGTAAAAACCTTCATCATTCTTAATACCTGCTACCATAACTACTCTCTCGAGAAAATGAAATGGTAACATGGCAACCCTATCTTTAATAAATGTGATAGAACCCATATGTTCATAGTCATCAGAATGTGGTGCTTTTTCTAAGCTCATTAACCAGACGTTTTTACGCAATATTTTTAACATAATTGCGTCACCATTATCATCAACACTACTACCCCATTGTGCCTTTAACGCTATACGCGCCAACCGTGCGGACTTTCCGTTTTGAGAAGAATTTCTATTA